CCTTCCCTTGTTGCTTGATATAAAGTTTTGCCATTTACAACGGCTTCAGGACCAACGCCTGTATATTGCTGGAATTGTTGCTCATTACCGGATGCAGCCGCTTGGCGAGCTTTAGTTCCACTGTAGCCAGTCACCCCTTCAGCATCAGGATCACGCTGACCGCTACTAACAAAGTTAATAACAACATGCTCTCTTGCACCTGCTGGATCAGTAGAGCGTATGGGTCCACTATTCCAACTGGTTAAAAGTTTTTCGATACTGCCTTTTTCTTTGCCTAATCTATCACTACCTGCAACAAATGTCATGTTACGATAACCTTTGTTATACAACCAGTTGGCCGCATAAATTGGTCCTTGTACATAATCAGTTACAATAAAGTCTGCGTAGTCTGGATATATTTGAGAAATAAATTGTGCTTTGATTGTTGGATCTAATGGGTTATCCGTTGCATCAACACTATTACTTAAAAATATAAATGAATTCTCACCGCCTGTTTCAACAGTCTTTTGCATTACTAAGCCGTGACCCATTGTAGGAGGATTCATACGACCAAAACAAAATGCTGCCATTGGCATTTTACTTTTTTGTTCAATCTCTTCAGGACTTACTTTGTGTTTAGCAAAATTGGCACGACTAAATCCTAGACGATCGATTAATTTTAATTTGTCTTTGCCTGAACCAAATACATAACCTTCGTGTGCATTAACACCGTCTGTGATAGCAATAATTTCACTACCTTGTTGTTGTGTATCAATTTGTTGTTTGATGTGTGTTTTTAAATCAGTAATTGCGGCCCACATAGTCCAAATTCCTAAGAGACCAGGAGCTCCACCTTCTTCTTGATATAACCAACCATCTTTATTTGCACCTAAGAATTTTCCTTGTGCAGTTTCGTTTAAACGTTCTTTTAAAAATTCTAAGAATCTTGGAACAATGTTGCCTGAAATATCTTCTTCTTCAAGCATACGTGTGATAAAAGGACCCATAGCAGTAATAACTGCTTTGCCTTTCATTGCAGTCAAATCTGCAATAAATTTGTCCACTGCTTGTTTGTGTGTACCAATTATTTGCTTAGTAGACGAAAGCAATGCAGTGTTTACTGCAACACGTGGCTTGTCTCGCATCTCACCAACTAAGAAAGTGATGCCTGCATCTTCTTCTAGACCTTTAAGCCCAACTAATGGTTGATCACTTTGACCTAATCCAGGAATAAATGTATGAACAGCAATACCACCTACGCTACGTGCAATATTATCACTTAGTGTATTTCCACGACCTGGAGTATCATCAATTTTAACACGATACTCAACAGTATTAGGTTTGAATACAAAATAACCATTGTCTGTTTTAGGAGTACCAGTCCACATTAAGTCGCCCATCCAGTATTGGTCACGGACGTTTGGAATAATTTTATCTAGTGCAGGACGTAATACACTTTCTTTTTCCCAAAGATCATTACGATTTGCATCACGTGATATATCGTAATCTCTAATGGATGTAAATTCTAATGTACCTTTGACAACTTTTTCATACATGTGTTTGTCCATGAATACTAAGTTGCCTGCTTTGTCACGTCCAAATACTACAGCAGGGAATCCATCCCATTTAACTGTAACTGTACTTGGATCTTTTTGTAAACTTGCTAAATCATTTAAAACTCGTTCGGCACCAGCACTACCTTGAGAGATAATAAGGTCTTCTGGATGGTCAATGCCTTCCTGAATTAAGTTACGAGTGGGTTTAAAGAATTCAAATAAGTTCATAATACGTATTTATTGTGTTTGCTGTTGGGGTAGTTGCGCTAACTTTTGTGGCTGTTTAGCTAACGCATTTCTAATACCAGTCATGCTTGCTAAGTCTCTAGCAGTTGCTTGTGGGTTTAACAATATTTTAGCAATGTCATTCTTATCAATAGCAATTACTTTATTTGTATCTCTATCAACTAAACCTCTGTCAGGGCTGAATTGTAAGTTACCTTTTTCTTCTCCTGTTTTAGGATCAATAAAAGTTTTTTGACTAGCAAGTTTAGCAAGTACAGGATACATTTGTGTCCACAAATCACCTCCACGCATTGTCTTGTCTGTTGAGAAATCGTGTGTATGTAATTCCCAAGAATTTCTTGGACGAATCAACAAGTCAACTGAGAATGTTTTTCCACCAGCACCATATTCAACTGTGAGTGTTCCTGGATCAGTAGGGAAGCCATTTTCACTCATATAAGTTGCTAGTGCCCACTTACTTGCGCTCATTTCTATCTTTGCTTTTTTAGCAGGATCTGCCATAGCACTTGCCATTGCTTTTGGACCAATTGGTTTTTTACTTGCGGCATTATATGCTTCTACATCTGGTGGGAAACGTTCTGCAAGATTAGTTGGATCAATCATAATGTCAATGTCACCACTGTCATCTCTGCCGCCACCACCATATGGATGTTCTGGATCAAAACTGCCAGCACCACCAGCAGTCCAGCCTCCAACAATACCAGCTTTCTTTAGCAATGGGTCAAGTGCGGCTTTAGCCGTTAGAAAGTCTTCCTTGTTTACTCTGGAAACTTCTACACCTTGCGACGCAAGACGTTTACCTGCTTCAAATAAATCACGTATTCTCATTATACACCGTATTTGTTTCGTTTTGGTTTAGCAACTGGACTAACTGTATTTGTAGTATCTAGTTCGTGACTTTTCATGTCACCGTTGGTTAAATCTGTATATTCTGCTCCAACAGTTTTATAGGCTATTTTGAGCATCTCTTGTTCTTCAGAAGTATAAGGGTGTGTGGATTTTTGTTTTCCAATCCAACTTCTAGCAGGCATTTCTGGAACAAATTCTCCATCTGTTCCTGCTACAGCCATTCCTAATCTATAAGATACATAAGTTGCATCTCTTTTTTCAGCATCAGTATAAACATTTAAACCAGCAAGAGATTGTCCTTGCCTATTGGTTATCTTCTGTTCTTTTGCCTCATTTACAAATTCTTTTGCTCTCATTGGAATAATCCTTTAACCATTTCAAGACCACTTAGTATCTTTTGTTTGTCTGCTTCTGCACGAGCTTGTGCATCAGGTGTTTGTGCTTTGTCACGTTTTTTACCTTGAACATCAATCATGGCTTTTTCTTCGTAACGTTGTAAAAATTTATTTAAGAAATCTTGAGCAGATGAAAAATTACTTAGATCACCTTTTCCAAACATACCATTAGCTTGAGCACTTTCAGCAAACCCTTTAACAGCATTAACTAATGTTGAAATTTTAACATCATTTATGTTATTACCAGGATACTGTTTTAGTAAATTGGATATTTTTGGATTGTTGATGCCCATTCTCTTTGCTAGATAAACAAACGTATCTAAAACAAATGTTTCAGGTTCAATAGTTACTGTTACAAGTTCTGTACCTTTTTGCTTACTAAATGGAACACGTTGACCATCAACAACTTTTAATTGAACGCCTGCATGTTGAATACTCATGTCCAGTATCTCACCAAGTACACTAAACATATTACCAAATAACATGCCTTTAACTCCTCTTTCAGGAGTAACACGTGCCGCACCCCATTTTGCTAACTTACCAGGATGCCACATAAAATCTACTTGTACGAAATCGTCTGCACCAACTTGTAAGATTGGATGACCAGGCTTACTTTCTGTTGTATCAATATAATTTACACTACCACTTTTTGCAAACTTATCTGTTAAATCATTCCAGTAACTTGTAAAGTTGGCGTTACTCATGCCCTGTTGTATAGGTGCAATCATCTGTAAGTCGATGTCGCCATAAATGTTATCTGGATTATCTGCCAAATCTTGTTCGTAATATGCAGTACTGCCTGTTGGTCTACCTCTTTGTATTGGTGGTATGCCTTGAGACTTATTGAATTGGTTAAAGTCATTTACAAATTGATCCAAGACAGAAATGGCTGCTTTAACAATAGCAGGTTTCAGTTGTGTGTTTTGTGTCTTAACTGTATCCCAACCGCCTTCAAATAAATCTTTAATACGCATACTTGGTCCTTATTCAAATACTTCTGGAAATTTCTTACCAAAGTTGCGCATTATTATTCCTGCTACTGCGTTAGCTTCGTTTTCTTGAGGACTTCCTGTTCTACCCACATCGTCATCTTCTAACTCGCCATTCAAGTCTTGTTTATAATGTGTTAGTTCGTGTGCAAGAGTTCTAAAAACATCTACAGGGTGTCTATCTTTTGTTGCCAATATAATTGACTTTTGATCCGGACTGTAACCACCAAACGATTTATGCTCAACAGAATATTCTTTATTGTCAACTAGATTAATTTCTGGCAAAGATTCCAATCCCAACTCCTCGGAACAATGTCTAAGGAAGTTGTTTAGCAGTTCTGGCTTGATAGTTCCTTCAGTCAGTAGTTCTTGAATCTTCATCTTTTTTTGAGCCTTTAGTGTTGATCGTGAGTAAACTGTCAGCCATTCTTTTTCTCATGTTGACTGGAAACATTTTGTTTGGATCTTTGTTGAATTCTTTGTCTTTGTAAAACTTCAAGCAACCTTGATTTACTGCCTTCATGAAGTCTTCTGCTCGTACTTTCTTACCATTATTAATTTTGGAAATTAATGTGTGTAGGTGCTCTTTGTATATTTCATCGTCATCTAAGATAAATCCCATGACGTCTTTCTCTAAATCTGTTTCAATTTGAGAATCTGTATCGTCTGAGTTTTGTTTGCTGAAGAATTCAAGTAATTTCATTATTTTTTCTCTACTGATCATAAAGCCGCAGTCACACTGACGACTTTCCATCATGTATTTATTTTAAATGTAACGGGATTAGAATTAGTGATTAAGTGCGATTTCGCGTAAAACGCCTGCACTTATGACTACTTTAGCGCGGATCCACACATAATTTCCACGGAAATTGTGTAGAACATTACCATAACTATTGTCAGTGAACTCAGTGTACGTACTACTAACATCAAACCAATCACTATCCGTTGGGGTAGTGGCGAGAGAGGCTTGTATAGTAACATTGCCCCTAAAGTTATTGATAACAATGACGTTATTCACACCCTCTTTCCACCATGGGGAATAAGTTACGGTGTGTAATCCTAACCCATTATAGTAGCCACTGCCCTCTAATGGCTCACTATAATATGTGACTAGCCCGCTAGTTTGTGGCGGATATGTGATTGATGTACTTTTAATCTTGTTGCCATTAGAATCAACTTCTCTAGAAGTTGTGTTTCCGAGAGAATCTATCCCTGTAGTGAATAAAAAAGTTTTGCTGATTCTTGGCATAATAGTATATTTAAGCGTTTAGTTCGCTTTTTAAGACAAACTCTTCAGATTTATTTAGATGCTCGCCCATTACCATAAGGGCCATTGTGGCCATCTTTTGATCTTTGGCATAAAAATAATTACCGTACATCATTGGATACGTTTCTCCAGAAAGTATTCTTTTAGTTCCATTGGGAATATGAATTCTTCCATCTTGAAACTTCGTAGCCCACTTTAAAAAGGAATCCATAGACTCCTTTTTGATCTCTCCATTTTTAAAGTATACCTTATATCGGTATCCATCTAATGGAAGTTGCTTACATATAATTTTATTCTTGTTAGATAATAGAAACTCTGCTTGTGACTCGTCGTCAGGATGATGAATTTCAACAACAAACTTTTCTAACTGTTTAACAATTTCGTTAATTAATTTTTCACTATTTGTGAAAATAGCACTAGTTTTGCCTTCTGTTCTAATTTGATGAGGAGCAACAGTTAAAATGTCTTCAAGTCTTGCACCAATTTCTAACAAGTCGCGTCTATTAGCGTTAATAGTTTGCGCAGATGTTCTAAGCCAAGGCTTAT